CTTACCGCTTCGTGCACCTTCAGGTCCAGCAAGGTCGCGACGACCAGCAATTGTGTAGTTACCTTTTTGGTCAATCTGCACTTCGTCTGTAGAACGAATGTCCCATGACTCTGGAATTCCAGAACCTGGACGCGCTGGCATCTGCACTAAGTAGCATTCGCCAGAGACGCTGATGTTCAGCGCCGCGTCGCGAAGCATTCCTGCTTGGCCGCCATAGGCAGAATCTAATCTTGCAAGTGCACGCTCAGCGGCGCTTGCTAAACGCTGATCAATACTGTCTGTATTACGAACAGCTACTGGTGTTTCAGCAGGGTTGTCAACAACAGCAGCATAAAGACGAATACGAGAAACAACAGAGGCGACTAAGTTAAATGCGTACTTAACTTCGCCAATAGCGTCATAGTATTCCCAGGCTTCACCTTGCCAAGCACTAGAGCTTGCAGTACGGCGTGCTTTGAATTGGTCAGCTTCGCCTTTATCATTCAAGCGTACTTGAACGGCGGCAGCTGTAAGTCCACGGGGCGCAGAGTACGGCAACGACTGAGCAGTGTTGTAGTTGCTAGGAAAGATAACGCTATCCAATGCAGACGCTGGTCTGCTCTTCGGAGTAGTTCTTCCTGTTGGCTCTCGGCGGAAAACGCCCACTATTTCTCCTCAATGTCGTTGCAACGGAACATGTTGATCATTTTATATCAATTACGATTGATCTACAAGTGCGGTTAGTAAGCCAACCACGGAGGAAATTGCAAACATGCAACATACTCCGAAGGTGAAGCTAGTAGCAATTGTATACATAACTACAATAAGTGATGATACCCAAATGCTTGTGCACCAGTCGCAGGTGATGATGTACCCAACACCGTTACCAGATGGCGGGTACTTATTCCAGATTTTTTCGCGAAGTGGATTAAAAATCACGTCTCGAGTCACAAGTCGTGTAATTCTAAAAGCTGCGAATGCGAGTATAGCAAACTGCAGCACGGTCATATCAGTAGTCATTCTGTTTGGTCCTTCGTTGAGTAAACTGTGTTGTATGGGTTCCAGGCACGGAGTTTACTTCCACAACCGCAACCGTCATCACTCTTAAACAGAATGAGTTTGCCCGTGTCGGTAATAATCCGTGACTCTAGATCTTTTCTTTTGCCAACAAGCGTTATATTCTCTGGCTGGTATTTATCGCGGAAGATAAGGACTGGTCCTGTATGAGAGTCTGCTGCTACGAAAACAGTATCTTCTGTGACAACAATGCGAACGGACTCTACTATTCTTGTAGCGTTACTACTGAGAACTGGCGTCTTGTCTGCGTCGTCGCTAAATGAAAAGTCTGCGGAAACGCGAACTCGAGCGGGAAATAGATCATGTATTATTCTCATAGCCTATCTTCCCAGGCGGCGAGCCATAGCTCTATATGTGACACCAGCGGCTAGGCATAGTTCTCGAATTGAAACGCCTTTAGCATATTGCTCTTTAGCTATACTGGTGAGTTCGTCGTTTGCTTCTTTATATATGCCATTGGGGTTGGCCTTTGCTCTATATCGCCGTGCAATTGGTGCGATCTTTGCAATGCGGTTATGAACAGTCTTTGAAAGAACAGGTGCTTCTGTATCATACATTCTATACGCCCGAGCCTGGGTTTTGGTCTGGTCTGAATTTTCAGCCGTAGGTAAGTGTATAGAAGAAGAAGAAGAGGAGGAAGAGGAAGAGGAAAAAGAAGGAGGGGGAGGAGGAGGGAGGGTGTTTGTTCGGGGCGGGGCTGTTACCCATGAATGTATAGTTGAGCGCTGCTTTGGCGGATTGAACGCGTTCCCGATTGCCGCGAGGGTCCAGCCTGCCTGATGTAACTGCTGTACACGAGACATGCAATCTAGCTTAGACAGCTCTTGCAGAAAAAGCCGCTCCTCAGGAGGTATTACTTGCTTTATTTTTGACACAGCGTTACCATATCACCTAATGTACAATTTCAGGGCCTGGAGGTTCAATTTTTTTATAACGCCTAAAGTCAATCCCAGAGTCTTTTACGTATTTTTCGTACAGTTCTTTATTAGGGGCCCCGGCAAAACCAAATCTTTCGCCACGCAGATACTCAAAAGAGAGGTTGCTTTTCCAGCGCTCTTTACTGTCATGCACATGTGAGGTAAGGCGCGCTTGAAGACTTGTCGGAAATACGTCAGACTGGAAATCACCGTTAGGTAGATTCTTTGAAAGAGTCGAAGTTACAGCCGTGTCACTGCTAAAGAATCTGTATCCACGTGTGTATGCACGTAGCGCGAATAACTCTTGCTCTGGAAGGTACATCGTAAATGGCTCATACGACACGTCGTAGATGATACTGCTCGACGTAAAAACTCCCGCACTAGCGTTCATAGTGTAGTGCTCTTGGAACTTGTCAAGGAATCGCGGCTCAGATGCTCTTGAATCGTCGTGCACCGCATCACCGTTATCATTTACAGTAAACGGCATACCAGCTGTGTAATTGTTGCGATCGTCGACAAGATAGAATGACAGTCTGTGCGTATTGCCTGGCTCATACGCATGAAGTTCGTGCCAGTACTGCGATGTCGCTATTACTGGCTTTTCAACGTGAGACGCGAGCAAGTCGTAGTCATCACGCATAATAGTGTCCCAGCCTGGTACAAAGAAGTTGTGCGCATCTATCTGCATGTAGTACTCTTCATTTTCGTGAAGAAGAGATGCATTTAAGCGGCTAATACTGACGCCTGGCGGAAGATGATATACGGCGCTAGTGACGCGCACATTTTTGAACCTTGAAAGATCCTCAAACTTGTTGGGCGCGCTCTTTTGATTGTGGATCCCAAAGAAAACACGGGCAGGGTCATCAGCCTTCTCATACGCATCTTCTACGGTAGCCTCAAGGAACGGCTCATCATACGCCGGCACCCCAACAAAAATCTTGCCGTTACGCGGTATATTGCTACTGCTCACGGTACACGCTTGTAAGACTTGACTTGTCTTTTTAATTCATCATCCTTAAGGACGGCGAGAAACTCGCGTTCTGACTGAGGAAGAACTTGAGCTACTTTCACTCTGACACTGTATCATAAAGTACGGCACCTCGCGTGCATGTACGAGAAGGACGCCTGAACATTATTGTACAAAGAGGAAGTTGTTGTACCTTAAGGTTTAGAGCTTCTTGTGTTCTGTACAGAATCGGGGGAATAGTACATTATGACTAGTGGATTTGACCCGCAAGAAGGAGGTTGTTAGTAGAGCACTTTTTGCGAAGTGTTTCCACTAGTTACCAGTGAGTAACAAAAAAAGTTACCGCCGGGTAACCAATCAAGTTACCGACGAGTAACAACGTCTCTCTCTGTGTGACAAAGAAGGCGCAGGAGCTATGCGATGTGCGTGTATTCATTGAGCACTTGTGCGTGTGCGAGAGAGCTTTTGAGAGCTCGATGTGCGTGCTTGAGCGTGTGAGTGTGTGTTGTTGTTCTAGGTGTGAAGCTGTGTGTGATTAACATGTACTTGATGTGTGCACGACGTGTACTCAATGCGTGCGCAGTGTGTAGGCACTTAGTGATAGTGAGCGTGCGTTTTCTGCGTCAGTGCGCTGGCAGTGAATAGTTGTACACTTTAGTACGCTGGTGCTCTCCAGGAGCTTCTGGGTATGTGCTCAGTGACATACACAATTGCTATGCGTGTGTGTGTCTGGCATAGTGCATAATAAATATGCAGGAAGGCACATGCTACTCAGGTAGCAAATGTGCTTTAGCTTTTTCGGAAGATATTTGTTGAAGTACGAGTGCAGTGTGTTCAGAGAACTACAGTGCAATATGGGTCACCCGCAAAGATCGCTTCAAGAGTCTCCGCATTCATGTAACCCGCACCCTTGAGATTCTTGTCTGCTTGAAATTCAGCAACCGCACCAAGCGTGAGATCTCCGTACCAGCCATCTTTATCTGCATCAGCATTGTGATACCCGAGCACCGCAAGGCGACGCTGCAGATGATGAACAGAGAGTGACTTACGTGCGTATGAGTTTCGGTACACACATGCAGATAAGAGCACTTCATCTTTATCCGCACCACTAACAACCGCACTGCGCTCCGCACGCACTGGTACTACTTCAGCAATTACTTCAGCAATGACTTCAGCAACTACTTCCTGTGTCACTACTTCTTCAGCAGGGGCTTCAATTTCTGTTGCCGCATTGATATCTTCTGGTGTGTGCTCTGTGTTCATGGGTCCTACTTTATCTATAGTTTGTAAGTGTGATTGCAGCGTGCCGCATCACTTTGGTAAGAACAATCGTGCGCCACTGCTTTTACCTGTGCCGCTATTGCCACCGCGAAATGCCGGAAGTCTTCTAGCCGCAGGCGACTTCGCTGTGATTGTACCGCCAGTGAATCCTTCAGGTGGCTTGATCATAAGAGCCGTAAGCGCATGCACCATCGCGTCAACACGGTCCGGAGACTTGCCTTCACCAGGAATCCATGAACACATCTGCGACTCGAGATCAGGTAAGTAGTTGATGTGATGAACACGACCCTGATCGTACGCCATTGAGATTGGCTCTGCCCGCAAAGCTTTGCCGTACTTTGAGTGAACCTCTAGCACCTTCACTGAAGGATCAATTGTGTTGATCGCGTTGCGCACAAGAGCACCGCCTTGGTTCACTTCACACACAACCGGACATCCCCACTTACGCGCCATTGCAACAACCGTATTAGCCCACACTTCAGGTGAGCCAAGAATCGACGCGTCTTCGAGAATCCATGCTTGTCGTTTGTAGAGATCTCGTTCACCTGAAGATGCACATACAACAATGCCGCACTCATCTCCTGGTCGCTCAGCAACAGACGGGTCAACACCAATACAACGAAGTGACACACCATGTGGCATCACTGTCTGTCGTCCTGCGTCAATAGATTCAATTGTCCACAGAGCACCTTCAACATCACTCAGCATCTCGCCATAGAGTTCCTGTGCAGCCAAACGTGTTCCCGCATACACACCAGTGATCGCGTCAAGATAAGTCTCTGACAGGTTACCTGAGTTGTCAAGTGTTGATCCACGAGAGATGATCACACGCCCAGTCTTCACTGACTCATTGATTAAGTTGTAGAGAACCGGCACACGCTTTGGAGTTGTTGTGCAGATAATCTGAGGATTGTTTCCGAGACGAGTTGCGACACGTAAGTTGTCCCATGATGTCATACCCGCAGCGTCAGGTGATTGACGCCACGCAGCAATCTCGTCTGCCCAAGCGTGAGTGAACTGCGGGCCTCGAAGCCCATCAGGCTCATCAGCAGTGAAGCATGTTGCTGTGTTGCCGTTCGGCCAAGTCAGTCGTCGCTTTGATGGCTCATAGAGTGGCCGCTCACTCGGTGGTGAAACAGAGATGATGCCTGACTCGCCTTCAACAATAACGTCACGAACGTCAGCCGCAGTACGTGCAACAAGAGCAAAGCGCAATTGACCATGCGAAGTGTCTTTGGCTTTGTCTCTCACCCACTCAGCAGCGCTTCGAGTCTTGCCTGCACCTCGACCCGCAAGGTACATCCAAATTGCCCAGTCATCATTAGCAGGAGGAAGTTGTTCAGGGCGTGCCCAGAACTTCCAGTCCCAAGCAAGCGCATCCATATCGACACCCGCAAGCACTGCGTTGCGTTCATCCTCTGGCATCTCCGCGATGACCTGTGCAAGACTTTTACCCATGCGGCTATACTACACCGCGATGGTGCGCCATGCGTCTACGGTAGGTTGATGATTTGACCGCGATTGAAAGTGCTGCCGTACACTTTGACGATTGCGTCTGTTGCCGAACGCACATCGCCTGTGCAATACTTTTCAGCAATGGCCCAAGCCGAGTCGCCTTCACCAACGACAATTGTTGTACCGGGATTCACGCAAGTGAACTGTGACTGAACTTCATATAACTTTGCGATCATCAGCGCCGCAATCCAAATTGCGAAGAGTCCGAGTGCGTATTTAGTTGCTGTGCGTATGTGTTTGTGTGTGAACATGTTGTGTCCTTTTGTTTGGGGTCTCCACCCTCACAACACACCACGTAAGCGATGTGCTCTGAGGACGTGCTCCCCCGAAGGGGAGCAGTCCCACTCGATCAGACCGAGTAAGCGATCACGTATCCGCGATCAACCTTTGCGTTGAGCTTCTCGTAAGCCGCGCTGATTGCTGACTGGTGACTGCTGAAGTGGCGAACGCTTGTTTGGCGTTGTGCTTTTTCTGCCATGCCCCATGAGCAGGTGAGTGTGTTGTTGATCACGTGGATCTCGTACACTTTTTTCTTTCCTGCTTGTCCTCGTCCCATTGGCCCAATGTCTGATCCTTTGAGGAGTGCCCATTTGCGTGCATTCATAATTTTGTCCTTTTCGTCGTTACCAGCGTTGTGCTGATAACTACACTATAACATCTTTAGAATCTCAAACAGAGCTCCGCCAGGAGGCCCTGATTCTTAGGACCGCTATCCTGCTTTCAGGCCAGCCACTGCCCAGATATATAGCATCACATGGTGTCAACCGCCAGAACCGCTCCTGGTGATTGTGGTGATAGCACCCGCAGGGTGGCCGGGCCCTGTTTCCAGGACCCGAACCCCGTGGTTACTTCTTGTAGAGGTAGCCGCCGTAGACGTCGAAGCGCTCTTTGAGGAGAGCGAG